AGCCAGCTTTCCTCTGTGGAAAGCCGAGCATACAATCTCCAATCTATATTTAATCTTCCCTCTCCAAAACTGATGTGGCAAAGCCGCAAGTGCCAAAGGAGAAGGCTGCATATAATTCCTTGTAGCCGAAGTGTAATAGGATAACGTGTTGGACGGATTCACACCAAAAGCAAGTAATGCTCCTGAGCTAGGTGTTGCTGAAGGACTCCATGAGAAAGTAGTATATAAACTTTCTTGTTGCATCAGCCACTTAAAAGCCATTTCATCAGGCTGATTGGTGTCTGATACTGAAAGTGATAACTCTTGCAATGGATCCAAGGTTATCCTCTTCAGTGTCTCCATTCCTGTGGTGTTAGCACCGTTTCGAAATGGTTCATTTTTCATCAACTGTGGATTAACTACAGTGACAGGTTTAGAAAATCCAAACGCTGCCGTTAAATCCCTGGCTCCTTTCAGCATCATACTAGTTGCGCTGGCATATGGAGACAAAATGGGAACACCAGTAAACATGTCTGCATATTTACTAGCTTCGTGCAACTTTCCTGATAGTGGGCCGGTAAATTGTTCATTTCCAGATTCCGCAATCAGAGTCAAAACTGTCGCTGTTGGTGTTCCAAGCCTTACATCTTCCATCCAAGCATAAACATACAAAGAAACGTTAGTACTCCCAGCAGTGACAGTACCAAATTGATTTAAAGTATGCATATGAATTTCGCCCATTTCTGAAATACCACTAAAATTGGACGCTGATCCAACCGCTGTTGATCCACCATTATGTAGTCTAGCCATTGGGGCTGGGCTAAAATATGGCACTTTGCAATCTATAGGAGTATTAGCTTTAGCATCAATAGTAAAAGCCATTTTCTGTTGCGACGAATATTGCAGCATTCCATATCGTAAATTTGCTATTCCAGCACCATAAGCTTGAATTATTGGATTTTGAATCGCAAAAGGGTGATAGCTCACCTGTAACTTTCCGTAATGCTGCGGGGTCCCTGAAAGAGCAAATCTCAGACACAAATTTCCATAGAAATATG